GTTCCATCTTCATTAAATTTATATCTATCAGCAGCATAATAATCACTATTACCATTAGCTACTCCTGTTTTGTCTCCTCTTTGAGCTACTTGCATATTACCATTAAAAAATATAGGTTGTGCATTAGGTCTTAAAGTTGGAACTACACCATCTGTTATACTTGCAGATACTATTTTACTTCTTGCCATTATTTATTTTATTCCTTTGGGTATTTGGTTTTTATTGCTTGTCTTTTTGTTTCTAAAGAATCAAATTCTGTACTATCGCCTGCTTCTTTTTTACAAATTGCGTCAATCATATCTCCAACAGAAGGATATTCCTTTAAACGATTTGCAATAGCTTTATCATTATTTTCAAGTTTTGTTGCTTCACTATCTAAAGCATCTAATTGTTCTTTTGTTGGTTGAGATTTACTTTCGTTCCATTCTACTATTGTTAAATTTCCATCATAGTCAGCAGTAACTTTTACTGTATCTCTATTAAAAGGTTTTTCTAAATAAGCTGCTATGTTATATCTTTTATCTATTGCCATTATATATCCTACGTTATTAATTTAAACCCACCAAAAGCATTCATATATGCTGTACCAGCTAATGCTTGTGAAGCTCCTAATTCAAGTGCAACTGTAATTTCATCTGCTGCACTTACATTTAATATACCTGAAAGATGAACGCAACCAAGACTTGCATTACCTGTTACTCCACGAAGTTTATTTGTACCATTTACTTTTAAATTAAAATACATTCCAGTATAAGAAGCACTTATATTAGCATTAGCTTGAAACCACCAATAGCCACCTTGACCACTTGGAATAGTGTATTTTCCATTTGTATTATTATACCCACTAGCTGAATCAAAAACAGAATTAGTAAAAATTAATACAGCTTCACCGCCTACTGTTTGTGTTGTTGTATCAACACGAAAATAAGGAGTATTATCTCCAGCCTTAAGATAACTATAATCTATTCTTTTCAATACCCCGGAATCCGATAGCAAGAGCTCGTCTGTGTCTGCGGGAGTGGTCGCTAATTCGGTTTGACCAGAAATTACATCAGCATTAAATTTAGCAGCAGTTACAGCATTTGCTTGTAATTGAGAAGTCCCAACTGAATCTTGTGAAGGGTTTACAGTTTGAACTGCCTTGCCTAGAAAAACACAATACATTGTGTCTGTGCCAGCCGTTGCTGCTGAAAGTGTAAGTGTAGTACCTGACGCTGTGTATGCATACGAACTACCAGGCTGTTGAACTACATTATTGATTACTAATCGTATATCATTTTCATTATTTACAGCGTGATCTAGCGTATAACCTGTAGTAGCACTTGTTGTAAAATGCTGAACTGCAAAGCTTGTATACTTTAAAGCTGGACTGTTTCCTACGTAACCCAAAATAAACTCCTATGTACTTATTGCATCGACTGCTGAAACCCATGCATCTACGGAACTGGCTGTATCAGATTTAATATAAAGTCGATCGCCCGACTCTACTACTATTTTAGCTCCTCCGTCTAATACTTGTAATGCACCGCCGCTAGGAATGGGAGCCGTTTTTACTAAGTAGTAATTCGTACCTCCATTAGCTATATAAACATCTACATTGATTGCAGTTGTTAATATATTAGCCAGCGATATGCCTACAATTGTATCATAACTATCGAAATTAGATCCATTAGGAATATCTGTAGCAGAAGTTCCTATTGCTGATTCTTTATATCTGCGAAAATTCTGTGCCAATCTATCCTCCTATATTATAAAGCAACGGCCATTGCAATGCTAAAGCCTGCTGTTGCTGAAGTTGATGGGTCAACCCCATTAACTGTGTTAACTTGTAAATCATTTATGGCATTATAGATCTCATCAGACCCATCTACATAAATAATAGCATCTCTACCTGCATTAACAGTATACGTTGCTGCACCTGTTCCTGCTGTACAAATTATATTACTCGCATCCCCAGTATTATTTAAAACATAATACCACATTAACTTGTTTGGAAATGTAACTGTAGTTGTGCCCCCTGGGCTTCCTGTAAAATTTAAAATCTTACAACGTCCGTCTTCTTGTGAATAAGAAGTAGGATCATTTGTAAAAGTTAAAGTCTTAGATGTTCCAGTTAAGGCTACGGCGATATAGGCGTTAACCATATCGTCGATACGTTTTAAATTATCATTTGTTTGATCACCCCAGGTGTTATCATTTTCACCTGTAGTCATCAACCTCAACTCGGCGTTAGACCATGTTGATGCCATTGTTTACTCCTTTATGCTATACGTATTATAGCGTTACTTGAATCTGCAGTTGGCCATTGTATTTCAAATGTACCTCCTGAAACTGAATAATCTGCTCCAAAATTAATTACTGCAACTGCTGAGTTACCATCACTTGAATTGTATATTAAACAACCACGTGTAGTAAATGTTGCCGAAGACCATGATGCGTTAGCACTGAAATCAGTAAAAGCAGTTGTACCTGTAGACGTTGGATTAACATTTGTTAATGTAAAACCGCCTGTAGTATAGTTTCCTGACGCAGGTAATTCATCGGAATTTCCTGTCACTTGTGAGTAATTAGTTGTTGAAGCATCATAAGTACCTGTGATACTTGCGTTAGCTTTAAACAACATTACTTTAAATGTGTCTGCTCCGTTATTGAAATCATGATCTCCCTCGAGTAATTCGACTTTGAAACTAGTACATAATGCTGATGTTAAGCCTGCCATTATCTATCTCCTTCTATTCTTCCTAGTGTTCTAAGTTCACCTTTATATAGTTCGGTGTTCCTCATTCTTACTTGTTCTTCTACCCCCAAAGTTTGAACAGCTCGTTCATACAACTGGTGATAGTTGGTTAATTGTTGCGGATCTTTCATAAATGTAGCTGCCTCTATAAGACAAGCGTTTAATAAAACATCCTGACATCTATCACCAAGGTACGTATTTGCCGTACTTGCTGATAAACCTGGTACTCTATAAGTATACCCTATTTCGCACGTAGTGTCAAGACTTGGAGTGGGTGCAAATATAATATTTGTATGCCTATTGCTAGTTGTATATTGTGTCCCTGGACGCTGATATGAATAGTACTGTACAGTACCTTTACCTGCTGTGGCACCAGGATCTTTAGTAAATTCTCTAATAAATGTCTCGTCTTTTTCATATAACATATCCCCATTTTGGATACGTAAAAATCTAAGTACAACCAAATCTTCAGGCATAGCTACTGTAGGAGTGTTTGCTGACAAAGCAATTGTAACAGTTTTTCTAAATGCATTTAAATCTAACTCCTTCATAATACGAAGTTCAGCGTTAGCAATACATACATCTATTGGTGCTGTACCTGATCCTGTTGCTGTAGTAAATTCTGTACTGTCGTTTTCAGTCCAGTCTTGAATAGCTTGTTTTAATTGTACGTATGTTAATCCCATTTATTGACCCCATTCATCTGCACCCCATAGGGAAGTTCCCCAACCTGGTACATTAATAGTTACACTACCTAAGTGCGCAGTTGCCGCCTGTCCTGGTGGTATTTCAGTACCATTAACAAATAGTCCTGTAGTACCCAGAGTTGATGTCATTTGTGACATCGTAACTGCATCAGCGCCTGATATACTAATCGATCCTAAAGTACCAGTTGCGTATAAACCTGGTGAATCTTCAGTTGCCGACAACGTTACAGACCCTAGCGTACTTGTCATTTGTGACATAGTAACGGCTGCACCTATTACTTTTGCTACTTCTCCTAAGTGAGAAGTTGCTTCGAATCCAGTTGCACTTTCAGCCACATCAATAGTTACACTACCTAATGCAGTTGTTGCTTGTTGCCAAGAGGCAGTAGGTATTGGTAATACAATTGCTATTGCTATACCAGAACTATTTAACAAGCCCGTCATCTGGAATCCAGATGGTGCATCTGCTGGCTGTTGGACGGTAATTCGTCCTAAATTAGCCGAGCATTGCCCTGACCATTTTCCATACAACGGTCCTAATTGAACTGTTGTAGGAACTTGATCTTGATCTGGTCTTGGTTTATATAAAACCGTTGGACCTGATCCTTCAATATATTTACCCGGATCTAACTGAGGTTGTTTAGGTTCCCAGTCACCCTTGTAAACTCTAAATCCATTCCACTCTGTTCGAGCGTCTTTATACTTAATCTTAAACCCTGATCGGTCATCGATTAGTACTGCGTGTTTACCCCTCGCGTATTTGCCCATTATGCATACCCACGCACCTTAGGCTGTACATAGAAGCTTGCACGCTCTCTGTCTTCTTCTCTAGCTAATTCCCATTCTCTTTCATACATTTGAGTTAACTCTTGTCTTCTAGT